CTCAAGCCGTCGAGCGAGGCGATACTGAACTGGCCGGCGGAGGAGCGCGACGAGCTATACGAATGGATCTGGACGCACCGCAAGGCGCTGGTGGAGCGCTACGGCGGCAAGATCACGAAGGCCAAGACGGGTGAGAACAGCCCCGGTGCGTGGATCAGCAAGGCGCCCGGCGACCTGGTGGGCCGCTACGCCGTGGGCGACGTTGACCGCACCTTCGCCCTGTTCCGCCACCTGCTCCCCCTCATCGACGGTGCGGGGATGCGCGACGCCTATGACCGTGAGCGCCGGCTGATGCCGCACTTCATGGAGAACGAGCGCGTCGGGCTGCGCGTGGACCTGGAGGCGCTGGAGCACGACATTCCCCGCTACCAGAGCGCGCTGGCGCATGTAGAGGATGCCATGCGCAGGCACCTGGGGGCGTCGGACCTGTCTTTCGACAACGACCGGGACATGGCGGCTGCGCTCCAGGCTGCCGGCGCGGTGCATGAGGAGGCGTGGGTGACGACAAAGACGGGCCAGCTTTCGGTGGCGAAGGACAACCTGCCGCCGGAGTCGTTCGTCAACCCACTGCTGGCGTCGGCGCTGGGCTACAGGAACCGGCTCGTTACCTGCCTCAAAATGTTCATGCTCCCCTGGCAGGAGCAGGCGAGCGCCAACAACGGCTACGTCCATACGTCGTGGAACCAGGTCCGCGGCGAGCGGGGCGGCACCCGCACCGGCAGGCCGTCCATGTCCCGCCCCAACCTGCTGAACGTGAGCAAGGGCTGGGATGGGCGCGACGACGGCTACGTCCACCCGGCGGAGCTGGGCGTGGAGCCGCTGCCGCTCACGCGGAAGTACATACTGGCGGACGAGGGCCACCAGTTCGTCCACCGCGACTTCGACGGCCAGGAGCTGCGCATCTTCGCCCACTTCGAGTGCGGCGAGCTGGCGGCGATGTACCGCGAGAACCCGGAGCTGGATCCGCACGGCTGGATCAAGGACCGGATCCTGGACATGACCGGCAGGGACGACCTGGACCGCACCGCGGTGAAGGTGATGAACTTCCAGTCGCTCTACGGCGGCGGCGTGACGGCCATCGCCAACAAGCTCAAGTGCTCGCACATCGAGGCCAAGCAGTTCAAGGCGTTCCACGACGGCGCCCTGCCGGGCCGGGCGCTGCTGTCGAAGGAAATCCAGCGCATCGTGCGGCGAGGAGAGCCGATCCGCACATGGGGCGGGCGCCTGTACTACGTCGAGGAGCCGAAGGTTATTGACGGGCGGCTCCAGACCTGGGAGTACAAACTTATCAACTACCTGGTGCAGGGCAGCGCGGCCGACCTGACGAAGGAAGTGATCTGCCGCTGGTTCGAGGGCGGCGGCACCGGCGACGGCAGCCGCTTCCTGCTCACCGTCTACGACGAAATCAACATCAGCTCGCCCGACGCTGTGGCCGCTAACGGGAGCATGCAGTACCTGCGGCAGGTCATGGAGGATGTGGAGCTGGACGTACCAATGCGCAGCGCCGGCAAGATCGGGCGGGGCTGGGGATACCTGGAGAAGGTGAAATAATGGGACGCATCACCGCATGGAGTTACAGCCGGTTCGCGGACTACAGTAAGTGCCCGCAGCTTGCGAAGTTCAAGCATGTGGACAAGATCCGCGAGCCGGAGAACGACGCCATGCGCCGGGGCAGCGTGGTGCATGACACCGCTGCCGCAATCCTGCGCGGCGACCACCCCGGCCCGCTGGATGTGAGGGCGTGGGATGCGTTCGCTCCGCTGTTCGAGGAGCTGCGCAAGCTGGAGCCGGTGGTGGAGCAGCAGTGGGGCTATACGAAGCAGTGGCTGCCGACGGGCTGGTTCGGCAACGATACGTGGTTCCGCTCCGTGCTGGACGCGGCGGTGCTGTACGCCGACAACACGGTGGACGTCGTTGACCACAAGACCGGCAAGCCCAGCCCGTCGCACGCGGAGCAGGCGGAACTGTACGCCATCAGCGTTTTCATCCGCTACCCCGCAGTGCAGTCGGCCACCGTCCGGTACTGGTACCTGGACCTTGGCAGCGAGAGCGTCTACCGCTTCGAGCGCAGCGCGCTGGCGGGGATGATAACGCAGTGGGAGAAGAAGGTCGGACCCATGCTGAACGACACGGTGTTCGCACCCAAGCCGGGGCAGCACTGCAACTGGTGTTACCAGGCGAAGTCGAAGGGCGGAGCGTGCAAGTATGGCTAGTACGCCGGAAGGCAGGATACAGGCAGCCGTAAGTAAGTACGCAAAGACACTTGGCATTTTAGTCAGAAGGCAGTATGTTAGAGCAGGTGGAGCGCGGGGCTGGCCGGACACGGAGTTCTACCTGCCGCGTGGCAAGACGGTGCATATCGAGTTCAAGGCGCCGGGCGGGCAGCCGTCGAAGATACAGCAGAAACGCATTGACGATCTACTGGCGTTAGGACACCTGGCTTATGTCTGTGACAACGTTGACGAAGGCAAGCGGATACTCAACTCGCATCTTGCGTAGCCACCGCGAGTGGGAGCCGCACAACTACCAGCGCCGTGCCGTGGAGCACCTGCTGGAGCGCGGCGCGGCGGCGCTGTTCCTGGATCCGGGGCTGGGCAAGACGGCTGTTGTCCTTGAAGCGTTCCGACGGCTCAAGGAACAGGGTGTCGCGCGCAAGATGCTGGTCATCGCCCCGCTGCGCGTCTGCCAGTTGGTGTGGGAGCAGGAGGGCCGGAAGTGGAGCCAGTTCCGCGACCTGACGTTCAGCCTGCTCCACGGCCCGAAGAAAGCGGCGCGGCTGCGCGATGACGTCGATGTTCACCTTATCAACCCGGAAGGCGTGGCGTGGCTGACGCAGCAGTTCTTCGGGCGCACCGACCTGCCCTGGGACACGCTGGTCGTGGACGAGCTGACGAAGTTCAAGAACGCACGCGCCGCACGCAGCAAGAAACTGCGCAAGAAGCTGCCCGGCTTCGCGCGTCGCTGGGGGCTGACAGGCACGCCGGCACCCAACGGCTACATGGACCTGTTCGGGCAGATGCTGGTGCTGGACGACGGCATGGCGCTGGGGCGGTTCATCACCTACTTCCGCGACCAGTATTTCCGCCAGGGCTTCAACGGGTTCGACTACGAACTAAAGCCCGGCGCAGCGGAGCAGATCGAGAAGCGCATCGCGCCCTACGTCCTGCGCATGAGCGCGGCGGAGTACCTGTCCCTGCCGCCGCTGGTGGGCCACGACATTCCCGTCGTGCTGCCGTCCGCAGCGCGCAAGGCTTATGAGGAAATGAAGGCCGACATGCTGCTCTCCCTGCCGGAGGGCGTCGTGACGGCGGACAACGCCGGTGCGGTCTACAGCAAGCTGTCCCAGCTCGCCAACGGCGCCGTGTACATGCGGGACGACGAGTACGCCGAAGTGCACGACGCCAAGTTGGATGCGCTGGAGGAGTTGATTGAGGAGCTGGCCGGGCAGCCACTGCTGGTGGCTTACGAGTTTCGGCACGACCTGGCGCGGCTGCGCGCCCGGCTGGGCAAGGACACGCCGACGCTCTCCGGCCTGACGCACAACCGCATCGTGGAAGTGGAAGCGGCATGGAACCGCGGCGAAATCCCGGTCCTGCTCGCCCACCCCGCCAGCGCGGGCCACGGGCTGAACCTTCAGGGCGCAGGCGCGTCGCACCTGTGCTGGTTCAGCAGGCCGTGGGACTTGGAGCTGTACGACCAGTTCATCCGCCGGCTGTTCCGGCAGGGAACAACGTCGGAGCGCATCATCAACCACGCCCTGGTCGTCACCGACTCCATGGACGAAATCAAGGCGGCGGCGCTCGAAGGCAAGGACACAACGCAGCAGAAGCTGCTCACGGCACTCAACGCCGTACTGCGGGATGAACCCGTGACCATTACCAATTCGGAGGAAGAGATGGCAATTCGCAAGCTGGGCTTCATGGGCGGCAACACGGCAGCAGCAGCGGCGACGGAGGAGGAAGCACCGGCACAGTCTGCGCGCGTGGCGCCGAAGGGCTGGGGAGCGCCGGCAGCCGCAGAGGAGGCGGAGGAGGCACCCGCCAAGCCGCAGCGCCCGACGCGCCCCGCGGCGCCGGCACAGGAGGAGCGGAAGGTGCCGAAGGGCTGGGGCGCTCCCGCCACGGCAGA